CTCCTGGCCAGAGGATGAACCAGAGAAAGCTGTCTATGCATGCTCGAGCTGTGGTGCTGCGCTGAATGACAGCGAGCGAATTGCTGCAATCCGCAAAGGTCGCTGGATTGGAGAGCGAGAGTTCAAGGGTCACGCGAGTTATCACCTGAATGAGCTGTACAGCTGTTTCAGGCGACTCGGTGACATCGCGCAAAGTTTCCTGGAGAAAAAACGCGCTGGTGATCTGCAATCGTTCATCAATGTCAGCCTGGCTGAAACCTGGGAGGAAGGTGGAGACAGTGTGGATGATCACAGTCTCCTAGCCAGGCGTGAAGATTGGGGCGAGGAGATCCCAGATGATGTGGTGCTGCTGACTGCCGGGATCGATACCCAGGATGATCGTCTCGAGGTCGAGATTGTTGGATGGGGCAGAGGCGAGGAATCCTGGTCAATCGATTACAAGGTGATTCATGGTGATCCATCGGGCTCGAGGATCTGGAACGATCTCGACCAGGTGCTAGCGACGACCTATCGCAGAAAGGATGGAGTCGAATTGATGGTTCGCAGCAGCTGCATCGACTCAGGTGGTCACCACACTCAGTCGGTCTATTCATACGCAAAGATCAGAGATGGCAAACGAATATTTGCGATCAAGGGTGTCGGTGGCGAGGGTCGACCGCTGGTCTCGAGACCGACCAGGACAAACATCGCAAAGATCAAGCTGTTCAGTGTGGGAGTCGATACGGCCAAGGAGCTGCTGTACTCGAGACTCAAGATCGACGAGCCTGGTGATGGTTTCTGTCATTTCCCGGCACATTACGACGAGGAGTATTTCAAGCAGCTGACGGGTGAGGCTTTGGTGACAAAGTGGGTGCGAGGTCACAAGGTCAGAGTATGGAAAGCGCAGCGGAGGCGAGTCGAGGCTCTTGACTGTCGAGTTTATGCTATGGCAGCGATGGTGATATTATCTCCAAACTTGGATACAATAGCGGAAAAGCTGTCTGATCAAGTTGGCAAACCTGTGCCAGCCAAGCAGCCACAGCCATTGATGCGACAACGACCGCAGGGCGGTTTTGTGAACAACTGGAGATGATATGGCCAATTTGTTCGATGCTGCGAACGCGCCCGAAGGCGAGCCAACGATTGTCACGGTCGGTGATTTTATTCAATGGAAGCGCAGCGACTTAGTTGATGATTACCCACCCAATCTTTACACAGCAACGTATATCGCCAGGATCACTGGCGGTGGATCGAACGAGATCCAGATCGAAGGCACAGATCAGACGACTCATTATCTGTTTTCGGTCAGCTCAGCTGTCTCAGCTGATTTCGTTCCTGGTTATTATCACTGGCAGCTCGAGATCGTTCGGAACAGCGATTCAGAGCGAATCGTTGTCGACACTGGCACATTTACTGCGAATGTCGATCTCGATGTCAATCAGAGCGACCCCAGGACTCACGCAGAGATCATGGTCAATAAGATCGAGAGCATCCTGCAAGGTCGCGCAGATTCTGATGTGGCCAATTATTCAATCAAGGATCGCCAGCTGACCAAGATCAGTATTCCAGAGCTGATGCAGTGGCGCGATTATTACAAGCTCGAGCTCCGCAAAGAGAAAACAGCTCAGCTGATCGCTAAAGGCGAGACAACAGGCGTGACTGTTAAGGTGAGGTTTTGATCATGGGGCTGTTTGATCGGTTCAAAAAGAAAAAGCCAGTTCAGAAGCGGTCATTCTATGCTGCAAACACTGGACGCTTATTCGCTGATTTCATTACATCCTCGAGATCAGCTGATTCCGAGATTCGAGGAGCTCTCCGGGTCGTTCGAGACCGCTGCCGAGAAAGCGCGAGAAATCATCCTTATTCCAGACGATACATCCAGATCCTGACCAGCAATGTGGTCGGGTCGAATGGCGTTCACTTCCAAAGCAAAAAGCGGAATCCCGATGGAACGCTTGATGCTCCAGGGAATCGCCTGGTCGAGGAAGCGTTCCGCGATTGGTGTCGCTTTGGTCATTGCACTGTCGACGGGAAGCTGAGTTTCCAGGCAGCGCAGCGTCTGTTCATCGAGACCTGGGCGCGAGATGGCGAGGTGCTAATTCGCCTAGTCAAAAACATGCGCGACACAGATCATGCGTTCGCGATTCAGTTCTACGAAGCAGATTATCTCGATGAGGAATACAACACCAAGCTGACCAACGGTCGCGAGGTGAGGATGGGTGTCGAGCTCGATGAGATGAAGCGGCCAGCTGCGTACTACTTGTTCGCAGATCATCCGCATCATTCGGACGGGTTCGGTACTGATTACACCAAGCGGAAGCACATTCGCGTTCCAGCGAGCGAGATGATTCATGCGTACATCCAGGAGCGTCCAGGGCAGACTCGAGGCGTTCCACCTATGTCGAACGTGTTGCCGAGACTGAAGATGCTCGATGGATACGAGGAAGCTGAGCTGGTCGCTGCTCGAGTCGGTGCATCTGCAATGGGATTCATTACGTCACCAGGTGGCGATGGCTACATGGGCGACGACCTGGACAATGGCACTCCGATTATGAGCGCAGAGCCTGGCACATTCCAGCAGCTGCCAGCTGGCATGGATGTGAAAAGTTTCGATCCTGATCATCCGACCACAGCGTTCAGCGATTTCGAGAAAGCGATTCTGCGTGGAATCAGCTCGGGTCTCGGTGTGAGCTATGTGTCACTATCGAACAATCTCGAGGGCGTTTCGTACAGCTCGATCCGCCAGGGCGTGATGGAGGAGCGTGATCATTTCAAGATGCTCCAGGCGTTCATGATCGAGCAGTTCATCGAGCCAGTGTTCCGCGCCTGGCTAGACAGCGCGATGATGGCTGGCACAGTGAACATCCCAGCGTATCGGTACGATGAGTTCGCCAGCGCGACTCGATTCATTCCGCGAGGATGGCAGTGGGTCGATCCACAGAAAGAGATCGCAGCGAACGTGAACGCTCTGAATAACGGAATCGTGACTCTCCAGGACATTCATGCTCACTATGGGCGCGACACTGAAGAAGTATTTGAGCAGGTGCAGCGGGAGCGCGACCTGGCGACTCGATACGGCATCTCGATGAATTTCGAGCCATTCGGTGATGTGGCGAAAGCTGAGATGCCTGGAGAGCCTGATGCCAATTTATAAAGGCGTCGAGCTTCCAACCAGGCCGACCGAAGGCATGAAGGAAGAAGCCAGGAGATATGAAGCCTGGCGCGAGGAAGGGTATGAAGGCGGGACAGCTGTTGCAGCTGCTCGAGCGAATCAGATCCTTGCGGGAGATTATCTCTCGGTGGATACTGTAAAAAGGATGCACAGTTTCTTTTCTCGGCATGAGGTCGACAAAGAAGCTGAGGGATTCCGGCCAGGCGAAGATGGTTATCCGAGCCCCGGTCGGGTGGCATGGGCAGCGTGGGGCGGTGATCCTGGGCAAAGTTTTGCGAGGCGAATTGTGGAACAGATTGAAAGAATCGATGAGCAGGATCGCGATCAGGGCGTCGAGCTCGAATATCGCGCTGCAACTATTGAAAACGCAGATGTCGAGGAGAGAACAATGGATCTCTCGGTATCTTCAGAATTTGGCGTCGAACGTGAGTTCGGGATGGAAGTGTTGAGCCATGATGACGGTGCGATTGATATGTCGCGCTTGAACAACAAAGCTCCGCTGCTACTCGATCACGATATGCGCCAGCAGATTGGTGTCGTGGAAAAGGCATACATTGACCCAGAGACCCGCAGACTACGGGCGACTGTGCGTTTTGGAAGAAACGCTTTGGCCAGTGATGTTCTCCAGGACGTCAAAGATGGGATTCGTACCAATGTTTCTATTGGCTATCGAATCCTGGATATGGAAAGAATGAATGACAGCAGCGGGACGGTTGTGGTGCGTTCATGGCTTCCGCATGAGATATCGGTGGTTTCTGTTCCAGCTGATCCGACTGTCGGATTTGGGCGTTCCATCGAAATAGCAGCAGAGAAATCTGAACCCGAAACTATCATTGAGGTAAGAACAATGACTGAAATCAATACTGATGAGCTAAAGGCTCAAGCTGCTGAAGCTGCGAAGCGTGAATTCCAGCAGACAGCAAAAGAGATCACAGCTTTGGCTGTGCGTCACAATCGTCGCGACCTGGCTGACCAGGCAATCACAGACGGTCTTTCAATCGATCAATTCCGGGGCATGCTCCTCGACAGCTTGCCAGAAGGTAAGCCATTAGAGCGCACAGCTGGTGACATCGATATGTCGCAGAAAGAAGTTCAGCAATACTCATTCATGAAGGCTGTTCGCGGTCTAGTGAACGGATCTGGCTTGACTGGATTCGAGAAAGAGATGTCAGATGAAATCGCAAAGCGCGCTGGCAAAGAAGCTCAGGGCTTTTATGCTCCAGACGCTTTCTGGGCTGGCATCGGCAAGCGTGATTTGACTGTTGGCACAGATTCAGCTGGTGGCTTCTTGCGTCCAACTGATCACCTGGGCGACCAGTTTGTCGACGCTCTCCGCGCTCGCACTGTGCTCTCGAACGTAGGTGCTCGCTTCTTGTCTGGATTGAAAGGCGATGTTGCGATTCCTAAGTTGGCTGGCGGTGCTGCTGCTGCGTTCGTTGGTGAAAATTCAGCTGTCGCTGAGCAGAACCCAACATTCGCACAGATCACAATGTCTCCAAAGACATTGGGTGCGTTTGTCGATATCTCTCGCTTGCTCATGATCCAATCTGATCCATCTGTTGAGCAGATCATCCGCGATGACCTGTTGAACGCTTTGGCACAGAAGATCGAAGATGTTGCAATCGAAGGTGGGGCAACTAACGAGCCATCAGGTATCCTGGATACAACTGGCATCGGATCTGTTGCACTCGGCACTAACGGTGCGGCTCCGACCTGGGCATCAATGGTGAACCTGGTTCGCGAAGTTGAGCAGGACAACGCTGCGATCAATGCAAACTCGCTGCGCTTCTTGACCAATCCAAAGGTGAAGGCGAAATTGAGTCAGACATCTAAGGTCGCGAGCACAGACTCTGTGATGATCATGGATGATCCTTGGACTTCACTCTATGGCTACGGCATGGAAGTGACTTCTAATGTACCATCTGATCTGACAAAAGGTACTGGTACTGCATTGTCAGCGATGATCTTTGGTGACTTCAGCCAGCTGCTGATTGGCTTGTTCTCAACAGCTGACATTCTGATCGATCCATACACAGGCGGTGCTGCTGGTACAGTTCGCATCCGGGTCATGCAGGAAGTGGATTGTGGTGTACGTCACGCGCAATCATTCGCTGCAATCACTGACATGATCACTACCTAAGTGATCGACGCTGACGGGGCTCTGATGAGCCCCTGATGCTTTAAGGAGATTTGACATGAAACTGATCGCAACACGAGGTGTCCGAGTCGCTGGCGTAAGTTATGAGCCAGGTGATCTGATTGAAGTTGATGATCGCTCTGCGACTGAGCTCCTGGCGTCTGGCAAAGTGATCCCGACTGATTCGGTTGATCGCTCGATTGGGCTCAACACAGAGACCGCTGCTCCGCTAAAAGCGAAAACAAAGCGCACTACTACCACCAGGAAGAAAAAGGCTGACTGATGGCTGTTGAGACCGCTGACGACCGCTCATACTTTGTCTCCATCGATGATTTCGGTGTGACTGGCACATATACACCAGCTGGCGGTTCTGCGAGCTCGGTGAGCGGTATATTCGATAACGATTTTGTCGAGGTCGAAACTGGCGGTTCAGTTTCATTCGCACAGCAGCAAGCGACCTTTATGTGTCGGACTGCTGATGTGTCAGCTGCTGCCGAGGGAGATTCCCTGGTGATCGGTGGCGAGAATTACATCATCCGCATTGTGCAGCCTGATGGTACAGGCATGACCAATCTGATCCTGGAGTTGCAATAGTGGCACACGTTCGCAAACAGATCAGGGACGCTGTGGTGACAGCTCTCACAGGTTTGACGACCACAGGATCGAATGTTTTCGCGACCAGGGTGTATCCGCTGGCATCTGCGAAACTACCTGGTCTCTGTATTTACACAGCAGCGGAAGATGCCGAGCTCGAGATCATGGGCTCGAACAGGACATTGATGCGCTCTCTCGATGTGATCGTGGAAGCCTATGCCCAGGGAACGACCACAGTGGACAATTCCCTGGATCAGATCGCGCTCGAGATCGAGGAAGCACTGGCTGCTGATTCGGGTGTCGATGCACTGGTAAAGGATATATACTTAACCAGGACAGATATTGATTTGGATGGCGGTGAAGGTGAAAAAGTCACTGGTGCTGCCAGACTAACATTCAGAGCTATCTATCGGGTGGCCGAGAATGATGTTGAAACTGCCATCTAAAGGAGACTGAAAATGGCGAATCATGTAGGAAAAGACGGGCTGGTTAAGATCGGCTCTGATACTTTGGGAGAGCTCCGCACCTGGTCATATAGTGTATCGGGAGAGGTGATCGAGGATTCTGTCATGGGCGACACTGCTCGCACATACAAGCCAGGTCTGACAACTTTCAGCGGATCAGCTGAGGCTTGGTGGGATGAAGCTGACACAGCTCAAACAGCATTAACTGCTGGAGCT